TGTTTGCTGTTTATCTTAAATTAATCTACCTGATTTTTCGATATTCAGCGTGATCGTAATGTATTCGCGCATTGATAGTCATCATTTCATCGCTGGTATAACTGGCTTGGCCAAAGTTAATAGAACTAATAAAAGGATCCCAGAGAATCCACTGTTCATAGGTAAGGCCGCGGCTGTCTATTTGGTTGAACGCGATCTGCCCACCGTAGCCTGCGTCACCGCTACCAATTAATGCGGAATTTTTCCTTTTCTGGATGGCGCCTACATTGCAGCCATCGCCTTGCAAATCTTTCACATAGCCTGACTTTTTCATGATGTCGTAAAGGATCGCTGTGTTGTTTTCAAAAGTGCCTTCAGCATCAACCATGTTAATCTCGATAGGGCTCCATGAAAGAACTCCTGGTTTATACGCCACATCGTTAATATTTAGATATTCGCTAACGGCTAGCTGAAAGGATGGCTTCTGAAAAGACCTTAACGTATAAGATGCTATTGGGGTTTCCGAGCTTCCCAACGTTAAAAACCATTGAAAGGATAGTTTAGGGGCTATACTGCCGTCTGACCAAAATGCCATTTTGTAATTTTATATCAACTTAGCTTTGGAGGCTGGAAGGTGTGCTCGTTCCGGTAAGCGTTGCATAATCATACTGTAACTGCATCGCCACTACCACCAAGTCTTCACTCTCATAACTAAGATCGCCAAAGTTTAAGCTGGTGACAAAAGCATTGTTAAGAGTCCAAGTTTCGATGGGGATTCCTTCCGAATCAATCTGTTGGATAGTAGGAGTGCCCACGTTGGCGATGAATTGACCTTTACTCATCGACTCCAATGCCACTTGCGGGTCGGACGGGATGCGATATCCAGAGTCTGCCACAATGTTAGCAAGAATTGTCGAGGTATCCGGTTGTACGGGGTCAACGAAAGTTACGTCAACAGGGTTCCAAGTTAATCTTCCAGGATAATGAAAAGTGTGCTGCACAAATTGATGGGGCACACTGCTGACCTCAAACGAAGGTTTCGTTACTGATTTGCAGAAGTAAGTTTGAATGGTTGCTCCTGCTAACCCCGTTCCCAAGGTAAATGTCCACCTAAATGCTCGTTTAGGTTCTGTGCTGCCGACGCTCCAAAAAGCCATGTTTTTTATCTCCTTAAAGTTAACTAGTTTCCTAGATTATTTTTTAGTCTTCAAATGCCGCGCCATTATCTGTTAAGATAAAGTCTAGCGCGATAAATTCAATTGCCCTTGCAGGCTTGATGAAGATCTTCGCATACATAATGTTACGATCAATCAGATCTTCAGTTGTTGTAGTCTCGTCAAGAACCAATTTGAACTTGGTAATTCCGAGACCAGCCTGGACAGAGGCCAGGAAAGGTTCAACACGACCTTTAAAGCGATTCCATGTTGAGCGTACGTTCTGATCGAAGAGAACTGTCGCTGCAAATCTTGAGATTTGACGCTTCAAGTAAATGAGCAGTCGGCGGACGTTGATTCTGTCAAGCGCCGATGGCGTTGCTTGCAAGGTCTTCTGTCCGAAGATTACAATTCCCTCTGCCGGGAATTGAGCAATTGGGTTGATGCTGGCGTCATAAAGCTTGTCCCGCTGCTTCGAAGTCAAGCGTTGGCGAACCGACGCAACTGGAATACCTGCGTTGCCCAATGAAAGGCCGCCGCGAGTAAACCCTGCAGGAGCAAACCAGAGTTCCGAAGATTTCTGAGAATAGGACATTGCTCCGATTGCTGCCACTGATGGGGGCGCCCAGATCAATTGACCGTTGTTTGTGTCCCGAATCTGAACCCAAGGGTAGTAAGCACAACCATAACTGGAGTTAACCGCCAGGTTGTTTCTCATATTAGTAACCGCTTGATCGACGTTACCCAGTCGTGCAGATTCTGCTGCTGTCGACTCGTATTTAGGTGTATAGCCGTTTTTGATATCAATGACGGCCAGCGCGTCGCCGCGTTGTTCGCACATATCTATCAAAGAGCGATTAAGTGTGTTATTAATGATACCAGGCATTGCAACTAGATTGTACTCCGTTACTTCTGGATCTCTTAGCGAGTCAATGGCTACCTGACAAGAGTTGAACATATAATCTGTGTCGGGATCATCAGTGGTGTTCTGATTGACCGTTCTCAAAGGAGTTGCCTCTTTAATGTTTAAGCCATCGAAGCCGCCAAAGAGGACCGTTGTGAAGCGATCACAGCCTGCGTCTTCGATAACTCGGACATAGGAACCAGTGCCGCGGGTATAGCCATAGTTAGCATTACGTGACTCAGAGGCCATCTGGCGCGAACCCGAAATATAAACATTAGATCCTGTCAAAGCCCCTGTATTGTCTGTGTTACACATATCATCCAGCGTGAATACGAAGGAGGTTGTTGTTGACACGCCGGCGTTGAAGTCATTGGTAAGGCGAGCCAGGGGCTGCATCATATCCAAAACACTTCTGTTGAGGCGCGTACTGTTGAACGTGGTGTCCACACCGAACCAAACATTTCTGGGATCGGTCGGGTCCCCTTCCGAGGCTGATACACGCAGGCGCAACTTAGGCCAGTCATACTGAATGTATCCGGTGCTCCCAGTAATCAAGCTAGGTGCGATAGCCTCTGGGGTGAGAAACCCCAGGTCATCAAGATTACCGGAAACCATCGTGGTGGCACTGGGGTTGGTTGCGTTATCTGCGAAAGAATTGTATCGCAAAGGTCCGAGGACGCCAAACGGCAGATATGCCGCATCTGTGTCGCCCTTGTCGACGGCCGTGTTCATTTCAATGCGAATAAAGTTGGAGTTATTGACATAGCTACCAAAATTCTTATAGCGGCGGTCGGTGTTATCCCACGTCTGATATGCATCGCCAATTCGGCGGGCAATATAGTTCTCAGAGTTAGGGTTCAGGTTTAAGTTTGTCCATTGCTCCAGGAATTCTACTCTATTGTCTGTATCCGACATTTTTCGAATGGCGAGAGTAAAGCTACCATAGGCTTGAAAAGAACTGGGCGATCTTTTAAGATCCTGAATGGAAATTTTAAGATTACGGGAGGACCAGGAACCGGCGTTGCGTGCAACGACGCGGAATAGTTTCTGTTGGTCCGCGGCCTGAAAACTTCCCGTGGCAGTTCCTTGCGTCATATCTTGACAAAAGAACCAGCCGCTTTTTGCTTCTTGGTAATCTTTTCGACGGTCGGCGAAATGTCCGGCGTCGCCTTTTGAACCACTAACAAGCGGAAGAATCGCTCCAAGAGTGCTAGTCGTGCTTCCCAGGATGTCATTGACATTTCCCTCGAAGCTTTCACCGAGCCAGTATTTTTGAAGTTGGGTGTCGCTTGTTACGCTGCTGTTCGTGAGGCTCGGGTTAGTATTGAATACCTTCCGGATAAATTTATCGCTCGTCTCGCTAAAATCAAAAGCCGTATCAATGACAGTATTATTATCCTCATTCTTGATCTGAACTTTGAACTCTTGACCGGAGATGCTCCGGAAGCCCATGCTCGACCCTACCTGTAGTTCTGGATTGACACCAGTCACAAAAGTTCCGGAGAGGCCGATGGCCGAACCCGAATTCATGTACCACACTGCCGCCAGAGTACCCGTTACAGGGTTGGAGGCGGGGACTGATTCGCTCACTGCGACAAACAGACCGTAGGCGCCGCCATTATTGGCAATCTCTCCTCCCGCCGTGCCGCCCGAACTAGCTGAAAGAACCGTGGTGGTCCATCCGGCTAGCGCGCCGGCAGTATCTGCTGTGGCCGCTGCTGCGGATTGGCCGCCTAAACGAACGTATGTCACAGGGGAGTTATTTCTAAACCATGCTTGTGCGGCATAGGCTGCATAAGTGGGAGAGATGTAGTTTCCATCACGGGAGACATCTTTTCCGTCGCCTCCTGGAATGGGCATACCGAACTCGGTTGCAAACTCGGCAAAATCCTTAACCCGGGTTGGTTTGAGGATGGGGCCTTTTTCGGCTCTACCGATCAAAACGGGTCCTACATCCGCCGGGGTGGCAGATCTTCCAGTGTTGTCAATCTCGTTAACAAAAACACCGGGTGAAATAAATTTAAATCTATCGACAGACATTCGCGATTCTCCTTATAATTGTGGAAAAGTTTCTTTATTAATTAGTTGTTAGTCCTTGTAAAAGCCTCTATTATCAATGTAATCTGGGATATCGCCTAAAATAACTCTTTCTCGGGGTATCTTTACCTCAACTGCATTTTGTCGCTTCACTAGTTTTGGTCGATCACCGTTGGGTGCCTCCCCAATCACGTAGCCTAAGACTTCAAAGTTTAATTTAGACTCAAATTTCCGTTCATCGTTTCCCATATCCGATACATTACTGGTTGTGCCAAAATCCCCCTGCAGAAACGTTTCAAACCGGTGGCCGTCTCTTTTAATCGAAAAAGAGTTGATATGACCTCCAAGGGTGGCGAAAGGGGAAAGCAACTCATTCATCTGCTGCGCATATTCGGTCGTAATCGTCACCGTGTATTTCATGGACAAGTATACCGGAATGGGCATGGTAATGGTCTCATAGACCACTTTTTTGTTATCTTTGATCGGGTAGTGCGCCTGTCGGCCCGGGGTGCGTGTGGTTATATTGCCCACACCGCCGGCATCGCTTCCGGATATATCCAGCCACTCTTTGATATTGTCGGCCACAGCAAAATTATTGGTCTTATCGGCTTTAACCTTGCGAGCCAGAGTAATACGACCGCCGCGCTTGGGATCCACCAAGTTAGAGGATGCTCCCCAGTAGGCCCCTTTACGCTTCATATCTTTGGTAACAGATGCGCGTTCAATTGTTATGATAGGGTATATAACCGTGTTGTCGGTGTCAAACAGCGGTGGTTCACCCTTGTGCTTTGAAAGAAAGGCGCGTTCCGGTGTTGCCCAGATGATGGGCACTTCTCTCCAGCCTTTATTGCTATGGGTGCGCAAGTTCATCGTTTCGTTCATGAAGTCATAAAATGCAAAATCGACTGTCTCAAGTGAAGAAGGTTGAATCTCCTTGACACTGATAATCGAGCTAGCATCTTCAATTCTTGTGTAATCGTCATCATCAGGTGGCATCGAATAATCCCTCCCGTGCCTTAATGCAAGAAGCTTCCGCTTCAAATATTCTTTCCCAGCCGGCCCAGCCCTGGCCAAAGATCTGTTTCGGATAATTGATAGTGGTGATCTCGAATAGATCATCACCGTATCTCACAAAGTCGCCCTCACGAATATATAAATCTTGATCTTCCGTTAAGCGTCGGCGATGGAACTTTACCTTGATCGACAATCTTTTGTCGACGCCCAAGCCGCTAATACGAGTCTCGTATCCCCCCCATTCTACTAGAGCGTATACCCTAATTGGTGGCAAAAAGCTTTTTACGAGTGCTTCCCCATAAAGTGGGTGAAAGCGCGTATCTTCAAGGCTAATAGGGTAATATATGACCTCTTGGCCAATTACCCGTTCAACGAGTTCATCATTAACTTGTTTTACTAGATCCCGCTCTTTTTCACCTAAGAATAAAGGTGGAGGAGGTGAAGCTGGTTGTTTCCATTTATTATCATCAGACATGTTTCACTTATCCCGTATAGATCAAGAGTGGAATCCTCTCTTGTACCTTGTTGACGGCATCTGATAATTCTGCATCTCCTTGAGCCACCTTGGTATAGGTGAGTTCGTCCAATACAGTTTTTAACTCTTCGCGCAGTTTCTCTTGTTCGTCCTTCCCCTGGCTCAAAAGCGCAGGGCCATCCAGCGTGACGGTATCACCAGGTATGGGAATAGTCGTAAACTTGCTTCGAATGTTTCCGAGCATTTCTTTACAGAGGGCAAGTGTGAAGCGGCGGATCCACTGTTTACCAATAGAGTTGATTTTTTGATAAGGTGTGTTCTCGAAAGGCAGTGTGTTTATATTATTAATGCCGTCCACCCCGGTTTTGCCTGCGGTATCGCCAACCCATGGTGTGTCGGTATCGACAAAGAACTCAATCCACATTTGATCGGGCATCACATTGCGATGGGATTCGGGGAAGAGGCGCAGCCGATTGTCCTTTAGTTCATAAGACCATTGACTGTTTCGTGTGTTAATAGCGTCTTCAAATGCCATGGCTTGTGCTTTATTCTGCCAAGTGGGCACCAGTTGAAAGGTACTATCGTCTGAATATTGTCCATAGCTGCCCAGGTCGCCAACCGTGTTCAGGCCACCATAGTATCCATAGAAGCGCCACATTGCGTTGGGGGTCTTGTAAAAGACCTTGTTAACAATTATTCTCTGATTGCCGATGGCGCCGTAAAACGGGCTGTCGCTATCGTTAGTGGCCGAGGATGAAACTATTGCCTGGAGGTCGTAGTCTTGAACGCTCGATGTGGTGTTGAAGCTGGCTGAGTAGATCCTTGTGTCTCCGCCGAAACCTGCTTCAGTTGCATAGCCATAGGCCACGCGGCGGATGTATTCGAATTTAAATTTGGGAAACTTTAGGGCTACATCTTCCAAATTGGTGGTGCTTTGCAGTTGCCCCTCTTCATTAAAAGAGCCCGTTTTAGAACCCAAGTAATCACCTAGGCTGTTTTTGGCCTGGTGTATGTTGAGAATATATGAATATTCCAATACCCCCTCTTGGTAGGCTGCGTATACTTGCTCTTTGGTCAACTCGATGTCAAGAACGTCACCGCCTAGTTTACGGTAAGTATAAGCCACTTGATCAGAGGCTCCTGATAGAAAGTACTGATCGGATGTATAGACTGTAAAGGGGAATGCGGCCGACGCTGCTGTGCTAGGTAAACTAGCCGATGGAAGCGTAATCGCGCTCGTTCGAGATGCCGGGGTTAAAGTAGGGAATGTCATTCAATATAATCTCCTACCATAATTAGTCGATTGGGACTTTAAAAGGCGAATTACTCTTTATCTGTTTTCTTAGTCGTTGTTTTCTTAGTCAATTTTTTAAACGGATTTACCTTTTTGGCCTTCGGTGCTTCCTTTGTTGCCGTTTCGGGGGGTGCTTGCGGGGCAACGGTGGGGGCAGCAGTATCCGAGGTTTTCTTCGCCTGTTCCGCAGCGCGTGCGATGAGGCGCAATCTTTTCTTTTTTCGTCCCATGGTGAGTCTCCTTCTGGGTTTAATGTAAATAGTACAAAATCTCAAATCTCAAAAAAAATGGGGCGCGCTATTTTTGAACAATAAAGGATTTTAAAGTAAAATAGTTTTTGAGCAAGTAAAAGAAAGGCCCCAACTCAATAATGAGTTGGAGCCTTTCAACTTAGTTTTTAACTAACCGGCTTAAGAGCCAGACTCACCCATGAGGCCGCGAACAATGACAAGACCATACATATCAGGTCGAACCATTTTCTTAGCATAGCGAGTCATTACGCCTTTACGCGGCACGAAGTCTTCCGTTCCAAAAATGGTCGGTGTGACTTGCAATGGCACATAAGGAGCGTATACATAGCCGCTCTCAAGGAAGCTGCTGCCTTTACGGCCCACAAGCACCAAGTTGCGTGGGAAGTACGGGTCAACATATACGTCATAACGCTTGCTGATGTTACCAACATTTTGCGTTCCGGCGATGCCTTTGTTGTCATCGACCGATACGTTGGCACGGAAGCCAGCGGTGAACTCAAGAATATTAGCAACCTCTGGAGACGTAACGATGAAGTTAGCGCCGCCTCGAAGCGTTTTGCGGTGGATAGCTGCAGAAACGTCATTGACAGTCTCTAGCAACGTCTCGTACCACTCGGACACGGTACCGGTGAAGTCTGGTGCCGCTGTGTTGGCCCCAACCTCTGTACCGGTTTCGCGGTCTACGAAGAGACCCGGCGAGCGTGCCCAGTAATAAGTTGCAGCGCGGGCGCCTTTAACCAGGTCCTCAACGATCTCACGGTCAATCTCAAGAGCAATTTGCTCCGAAAGAATGGACGTAAGCTCAACCTCTGCATCAAGGTTGTGATAAGCGTTAAGGTCTTGGCCAAGTTCTGGTGTCCACTTAGCTTTCAACTTTTTGGTCATCGCCGTAACCGAAGTGGAATCCACTTTCAGGTTAATCTCGGGAATGTCGGCCTCGTTTTCCAGTCCCCATGCCACTGCGCCAACGACAGAACCGACGGAATTACTACCGCCCGTATCCATGATGTTGTCGACAATCGGATAGGAAATGGTGCACAATGCAATCTGATCACCAGCCTGACCCGGGGTGTTGCCGCTGTCAAGAGAACCAGTGTTAGCGAACACTAAACGTACGTTAGTCTCGCTGACAGTGCTGCTGTCGGCACTTTGACTCAATTGGCTCAAACGGCGAATCAAGGTCATACCGTCTGCGGCATCCACACCGGTGTTCAAAGCAATGGCTGCAAGATCATCGTAATTCAAGCTGCCACCGGTTGAAATACCAGCGGAACCGGAAGACAGGTTAACCTCTGCCATCACCCAAATAGAACCGGATGTCAAGTCGGGATCGAAACGCAGAACTTCATTCAATGCCGTCTGGGTTACACCACCCCAACCACCGGTGTCTTCGGCGGACACTGTTCCGCCGTCACCGAAGTTACCGGAAGCAACGACCACCGAAGCCGCGAGGCCCAGTGAACCAGTTGGTGACGCATAACCGTTGACCAAGTTGTAGAACGAGCCGCCGGCTGTGCCTTCATCACCACCAAGGTTTACACCGCCTGTGATACCGGAACCAACTTTACCACCGCCATACAGCGAGGTGCCATCAGTGAATCCCAAGCGATCGGAACCTGTGGCGGATCCACCAAAGGTGAAGTCCAGGAAGAAGATGAGGCCCGAGGGCAAACTCATCGGTTGAACAGAAACCAGTTCATTGGCGATCAACGAACCGAATACACGACGAACAATTGGGAACGCGACGGAAGCAAATCCCTCAACGTCTCCACCGTGCATCGTGGAAGCAGCTTCACGAAGAAGCTCTTTGGCTTGGTTCTCCAACAGGCGAGCCATGCCGTTTTTGGTACTTTCGTTTTGAATACCTTCCAGAAGTCCTGTTTGCTCCCATTTCGAGAGTAGGGCAGCGCCTTCATGACGCATATCGCGATTAACGATACCTTCTGTCAATTTATCTAAAATAGACATTTTTTGTTCTCCTTTATATAAAAATGTTTTTTTAGTCTTTCTTAATGCCGGCAAGAATTCTCATTCTCTGGGCGAAAGAACTATCTTTATTGGTTTCCTCTTTACGAGGGATAAAGGCTGAAGAACTTCTAGTGACCACTTCGTTCAGTGATTCTGGTCTTTTTCTTTTAGATGTTGACCCCACTGCACTCTGAAGCGTTTCGAAAACAATTCTTGCTTCTTCAACACTTTGTGCGTTTGATATCGCTTCGACAATTCTATCTTTTTGTCGCTCATTCAACGAGACGCTATTCAAAACACGATTCTGATACAACAATCGAGCGTTAACCAGATTGCTGTCTTCCAACTTTTCTTTAAGCTGGAGTATGACTGTGCCGTACTTATCGAGTTTTTCCTCTAATAGTCGGACTTTGCTGCCTAATTTCTTTTGTTCTTTGAGAAGGGAACGATTCTCTTTGGCTTGAGAACGGTTTTCTTTGGCGAGTTCTCTTTCTTTTTCCATTTCTTCTGGGTCTTTGCCATACTCATCATAGCCCCCACCTGCGCCGGGACCTTCCTTGTCGCGGGTTTTCCCCTTTTGCGCGGCTTTTTCAGCCGCGTCTTCGGTAAGATCTTCTTCGGCTTCTTTTTGGAGGCCCACTCCAGAGGCAGTTTCATGCTCGGACTCTCCGCCGCCTTTAAGGGCCGCCGCAACGGCGGCTTGTGAGCCTTCTGTGTCGGACTCAGCTTCTTCTTCCTCGGTAGAGTCCTCTATGGCGTCCTCCGTAAGGGCCGAAAGATCGATCTCCTCGTCGAGGATCTCGCGCAATGCTTCTTCGTCGAGTTCAACTTCTTCGTCGTCCTCATTAAGCACTGCATCGATCTCTTCGGCAACAGCTTCGCGACTTACCATATCGGCTGCATCGAGAGTCCCTTCTTCCATTTCTTCGGCCATCATCTCCTCAAGCTTGTCGAGGTCAATAGTGACAACTTCATCCATATCTGCCTTTTGGACGGAGGGCAACTCCTCCACAAATGCTAGATCGCCATTGGGATCGACGGCCATTTCGGCGGCTTCGTCCATGGGGGCATCGAAGGTTTCCTCTTGCTCCAGGATGGTTTCTACGGCGGATCGAATCTCATCTTGATACTTTTCAATCACGGCCTCTTCAGCATTTCTTTGTGCCGCTTCTTTTAATTGCTCGGCGTCAATAATGGCTTGTTCTAACATGGAAGACATAAACTTTCTCCTTTTCTCTTCAATAATTAGTCAATTATGTATATAAAATCCCTATAGTTACCCAAACATATCATCGGGGCTGCTTTTGGCGCAGCTTATCAAGGACTTTTTTTCGTTTTTTTGCTTTGCGTTTTTTCACGTCTGACGGCTTTTCATAATAGCGCCGGTCGCGAATATTCTCAATGATTCTCTCCTTTTTCACTTTTCTGGAAAATCTTTTGATCATTCGCTCAATGGGTTCTTGGGGGTGTCGCGGTGTAATTTCCACCAATACAACTCTTTTCATTACAACTCCTAAAAAATTAAATCATTTTGCCCCAATTACGGCCACCTAGGGCCATAATTCCGCTAATATCTACGCCTGGGTCTTTAGGATCTACGCCACTTA